CCATCAGAACACCTCATCCCGATAGGAAAACAGCATGGCCCTCATGAGCTTGATCATGGCATCGAAGTCCGCCGTATCCCGGTTCTCATACAGATAAGCCACACCATACAGAATGGCCGTCTTGATGTCCTCCGGCAGTGTCGTGTAGTCGCTCAGCGGATGGCGCAGTACATTTTCTACCGTCGTCGTGGAGGACTGAATCAGACTGTCGATCAAGGCATCCTCTACATCGTTATCAATACGCAGGTATAATTTAGCTTCGTCCCGTGTTACTGCCATGCTGCCACCTTCCTTCTGTTATTTGCTGGCCTGTTTGAGCGTCTTGATGGCTTCCGGTAATACGATCTTGGCATCGACGCGCTGAGAGCCGAGAAAACCGACCTGACCAGTAACCGCGTATAATTCGTTCAAACGCTTAAAGGTGCGGCCCTGCCTGTCGGCAATCCAGTAGTAGGAGAAATCACCGAACAGCACCGTCTTGGCATCGGCTGCCATCTGCGGCATATACCGGCTGGTGACGACAGGGCAGTTCAGAATCTTATCCGGCACATCGGCACTGACGGAAGGCTGCCAGATATACCGGCCCTGCGTATCCTTCAGCTTCCGGATGGCCTTTACGGTGCTTTCATGCAGCAGCAATGTAGCCGATTTGCGGTACGGTTCGCGGAGCGAATAGTACAACTCAATCAAATCATCAAAGGTAATCGCCGTAGCAGAGGCGGCAGTCGAGCCATCCGAAGCACCGGCAGTATCGACGAGAATGCCGGACGGACGATCCGTTCCGGTGCCGGTGAGGAAGGCTTCTTCTTCGGCATTGCCCAGCCTTCTGGCGAACTCCTGCGCCATGTATCCTTCCAGGTCGAAGGCAGAATCGTTCAACAGTTCTTCGGATACCTTGACGAGCGTACCCAGCTTATGCGCCCCGATGGATACCTGGCCGAAGGTGGTGTTGCTTTCAGTGTAGGCTGCTTCTTCATCCGTCCATGCAGCAGTTCCCTCGCTGGCAACAACCGGAATCTTATGGTCGCCGCTGGCGGTCTGGATCACATGAGACAAAGAGCGCAGCACATTTTCCTCGGCCAGCATCTGGATCAGCGTTCGTTCGAATTCGTCCGGTACGAGGTAGCCGCCCTGTGGATCGGCCCCTTCCTTTAAGGTGTTGCGGATTTCCGGACGGGACTTGCCGCGCATGCTGTCCCAAAAGGCGGGTGCATAGGCGTCGCTGAACCTGCCATGCTTAGTTACATCCTGTTTTGCAGGCTTGTTCACAATAGCGGTTGAAGCCGGCCTGCTTAATTCAAGATCGATGGCAGCCTGCGTTTTCAGTCGGTCGATTTCCTTGCCCAGCGCCATGACATCGGCTTCCATCTTGTCATAGGTGGCGGCATCTTCGGTGGAAAGCGTGTCACCGGCTGCCTGTTTTTCATCCAGGAATGCCTTGGCCTGCTCCCAGATATTAGCACGTTTTTCCTGCAGTTCTAATAGTTTACTCATATTGGTACCTCCATTTAATGTGTTAAGAGCGACAGTCGCCGCTGCAGCGACGCTACGGATATATGTGACTCTGTTTTTATCCTTGATTTCTTGGCGATGGCTTTGTTCAACAACGCATTGGTGACCTGCCGCCGGGAAAAAGAATAACTTCCCATACTGGCAGCATCATGCATTTGTTTGCTATCACTATCAGTCAAAATGCTGTCGGCAAAGCCGAGTTCGATTGCTTTTCCCGCATTCATCCAGGTCTCGGCATCCATCAGATGGGATAACTGGGTGCGGGAGAGTCCGGTCTTTAATTCATACGCATTGATAATGGATTCCTTTACCTCTGACAGCATAGCGATGGCTCGTTCCATTTCATCGGTGTCGCCCATGGCGATCGTGAACGGATTGTGGATCATCATCAGTGCGGTCGGTGCCATATTGACGGTTGTGCCTGCCATGGCAATCACGGAGGCTGCCGAAGCCGCGATTCCGTCGATATTGACATGAACCTGCCCGGCATAATCCATCAGCATGGCATAGATCTGGCTGGCTGCTACGCAGTCGCCGCCGGGCGAATTCAGCCACAAGGTGACATTGCCCTGTCCGGATGCCAGCTCGTTTTTAAACAGCTTCGGCGTTATCTCGTCATCGAACCAGCTTTCCTCGGCAATGGTACCGTCAATGGTAAGGATGCGTCCGGTATCGTCATCGGTATTCCAGTTCCAAAACTTCTTCATGGGGTTTTTCCCTCGCTTTCGGTATAAAATTTTCCAGCCTTGTCCAGCGGCAGCATATTACCGTTGACCAGATACGTATCGCCGCCCTGCTCGGCAGGAATACGGTTCATATCCTCAAGTTCCCGGATGTCGTTGGTGGAGAGCCAGCCGTTCTGCCTGCCGATGGCATACCCGTTCATGCGGCTCTGGTAGTCGCCGCGCAGCAGACCGTCCACATTAAATTTTGTAAAGATTTGTGCGCGTTCCGATGGCAATACCAACTGCTGGTTCATGGCCTGTTCCCAGCGGACGCACCAAGGATTGAGGGTATATTTGACAAATTCCAGCGACTGCTGCTCGATATTGGAGAAGGTGGACTTTTCCAGATCCCCGACCATATGCGGCGGCACCCGGAAGATACGGGCGATTTCGTCGATCTGGAACTTCCGCGTTTCGAGGAACTGCGCCTGATCCGGCGGGATGGATAACTGCTGGAAGGTCATGCCTTCCTCCAGCACGGCTACATTGTGCCGGTTCGTGCCGGAAAATTGGGCATGCCAGCTTTCCCGCAGTTTGACCGGATCCTTCACGATGCCCGGATGTTCTAAGATGCCGCCCGGTGTAGCACCGTTGGCAAAGAATAACGCACCGTACTGCTCGGCTGCCAGTGACATGCCGATGGCGTTCTTGGCCATGGCAATTGGACTGTAACCGATAAGTCCGTCAAACCCGAGACCCGGAACATGCAGCACCTCATCCTGCGACAGGACAATCTGCTGGCAGCGGTTATTTGCGCCGAACTCGTCCGAGTCTTTGGAGTAGGTGTAAATAAGCTGACCGTTCGCGGCCCGGCTGACATCCATCTTGCTGGGCAGCAGCGGGTACAGTGCAATCGGCTGCCCGGTGCCGTTCCGGATAATCTGTGCATAGGCATTGCCCCATAACAGCAGATGGCTCATGAGCGTTTCCCGGAAGATAAAGCTCGTCATTTCCGGATTGGGAGCATCATGGAGAAGGTTGTACAACGGATGATTGATGGCCTTTTCCTTGCCGCCATCCGGTGTATAACGGTATAGATTAAGCGGCAGTCCGGCGATAGCCTCAGACAGTACTCGGACGCAGGCATAAACTGCTGTTGCCTGCATAGCCGTCCGTTCCGTCACCACGTTGCCGGAGGAGGTCGGACCGAACAGAAACGTAAAGGCCGTAGACAGGTAGTTTTTCGGTTTATCGCGTGACTTTTTGCCCCATATACGTTGGAATATACTCATAAAATCAATAACCCCCTTTGGTCATATACACTTTCGCTGTTGTCGTTGCCGCAGCGGATGGCACGGTCGAGTGCCATGACCGTAGCCACGACACCGTCGATCTTTTCGGTGGATTTCTCCTTGTCCGGCTTGATATTGCCAGCCGGATCGGATTTGATGAAGATATTATCCATCATCCAGCGCAGTACTGGATGGCCGCCGTGGGCGATCTTTTTTTCCAGCGTCAGCTTCATCAGTTCCTTGGTGGGAGGACTCATATCTTTGAACCCTTGTCCGAACGGGACGACGGTAAATCCCATTCCCTCGAGATTTTGTACCATCTGCACCGCGCCCCAGCGGTCGAAAGCGATCTCGCGGATGTTGTACTGTTCGCCCATGGTTTCGATGAACTTTTCGATGTAGCCGTAGTGGACGACGTTTCCTTCCGTTGTGTGCAGGAATCCCTGTTTTTGCCATACATCATAAGGAACATGATCCCGCCGGACACGAAGCGATACATTTTCTTCCGGTATCCAGAAATAGGGAAGCACGACATAGTTGTCTGCTTCATCCTGCGGCGGAAACACCAGCACAAAAGCTGTAATATCCGTTGTGGAGGATAAGTCCAGTCCGCCGTAGCAGACGCGTCCTTTTAATTCGTCCGGCTGTACGGGGAAGGCACAGGCATCCCACTTGTCCATCGGCATCCAGCGGATTGCCTGCTTGACCCATTGGTTCAGGCGCAATTGTCTAAATGCATTCTCCTCGGCGGGGTTCTGTCTGGCGGATTCACAGGCCGCCTCGACCTTGTCCATGCCGACCGTAATGCCGAGCGAGGGATTGGCTTTCTTCCACACCTTGACATCCGTCCAGTCGTCGGTATCCTTGGCCCCGTATATCACCGGATAGAAGGTGGCATCAATCTTCCGGCCTGCGATAATATCCAGTGCCTTTTGATGGGTTTCATAGCAAATGGAATGGGTGTCCGTTCCGGCTGTCGTAATAAGGAAATACAACGGCTGCGTCCGGGCATCGCCGGAGCCTTTAGTCATGACATCAAACAGTTTTCGGTTCGGCTGCGTGTGCAGCTCATCGAAAATCACGCCGCTTACATTAAAGCCATGCTTGCTATAGGCATCAGCAGACAAGACCTGATAAAAACTGTGCGTGGGAAGGTAGATGATCCGTTTCTGCGAAGCCAAGAGTTTTACCCGCTTGGATAAGGCCGGACACATCCGTACCATATCCGCTGCCACTTCAAAGACGATGGATGCCTGCTGGCGGTCGGCGGCACAGCCATACACTTCGGCACGTTGCTCCCCGTCACCGCAGCATAAAAGCAAGGCTACCGCTGCCGCCAGTTCCGACTTGCCCTGCTTCTTGGGAATCTCGATGTAGGCGGTATTGAACTGCCGGTAGCCGTTCGGCTTTAAGATGCCGAACACATCACGGATAATCTGCTCCTGCCAGTCGATTAGTTCAAACGGCTTCCCAGCCCAGGTTCCCTTGGTGTGGCAGAGACATTCGATAAAAGACACGGCATAGTCCGCCATGGTCTTGTTGTATTTGGAATCTTTGGCCTTGAATTTCGTGGATCGGTAGCGTTTCAACGTTCGCAAACAGCATCACCTCCTTTGCGGCAACAAAAAAGACCGCCGAGGTTGGCAGTCTTGGTGTACAAATTATGATATTGTGTGATTATTTCTTTCTGATTTTAAGGCAGCGGTCTATGCCGTACAGCACGTTCAATGTGCTGCCGTTGTCCCAATGCACCAGCAGGCTGCCGGTGTCATCCACACCGACAACCGTTCCTTTTGTGCCATTCGGTGGAGCCTGGGCATCATCCATTTGCAGCAGTACAATCCGCGTTCCGTCAGGATATGCACTGCGCAGTTGCTCCAATCGTTCCTTATTCGGATATTTCATCATTATGTTCCTTTCTGCCGTTTTTAAAGGCCGAGGAACCGGAAAGGTGCTGCAGGAGCAGCTTCCGTTCGTCCTTGTATTTCGTACCGATAAAGCCAAGGCGAAGCAGAAAGCAGCGGAAGTCGTATTTCTCGTTGATTGATGGGTGTTCCGTTGCCAGCACCCGTTTCTGCTTCTTTGCCAGATGGCAGAGCGCCGTAATGAAATGGGTGTAGGCTTTGACCGTATCGGCATCCAGGCAGCCGGTGAACCAAGGGAATAACACTTTATCTCCCGTTACCTGCATGCGCAGCACATCGATTTGAAAAACTTTTAGCATAAGATTGCTCTTGGCCTGGATCAGTTTCTTTAGGTTTTCCAGTGCCGTATCGGTGAAGAAGGAGCGCGGCATGGCAATCACCAAGTCGTCTATATTCTCCTGCTTAGACGCCGAATCGTCAGGTTCTTTCACTATTGGTTCGGCTGGTTCTGCATGGAATCCCATGCTGTCGAGTTTTTCAAGCAAATCCTCGATTTCCTTTCTGTCAATCATGTCATCAAAATTAAGATTGCCGTCGCGGTCAACAGTAAAACAATCAATTTCGTAGGCATAGCTGGGAATCCCCTGATACATTTTAGCGGCTCCGGTAATGGTGCTGATGGCATCGGCCAGTTCCTTGCGTGTTTTTCCTTGTGCATGGTACAAAATTTTCATGGTAGTAAACCCCTTTCGTTTTTTATCATGTACATATATCACTCTAACCGGCAATTATAGCAAGGGGTTTGTACCATAAATTACACGTACTATTCTTGTACTGTCGCCATTTTGCCGAGCAGCTTTCCGGTCAGCCACAGGCCGCCATCAATCAGCGTCGGCAGAAAGCATTGGTCGCGGAACTTGTTCCAACCGGTTTCCTTGTCAGCGGATGCCTGCAACGCAGCGGTGTAGGCATCCGCTACTTCCTTGGCTGCCGGAAGCACCGTCGTATTCAGCCAGGAAATGGTGGCGTTCTTGACATCCTCCTGCACCGAGTCCAGAATGTGTTCCTTGAGTTCGTTTTTAATCGTTTCAATATCCATATTAGTATCTCCCTTCAAAATCTGTTATACCGCGGGCAATGGCCCGGGCGAAATCATCCGCGTTATTTGTGAGCAGCGCGGCATCATCCTCGTTATCAATAAAAGCTGTTTCCACCAGAACGGCGGGCATCGTGGTGTCCTTCAGCACGATGAGGTTGGGCCGTTCCTTCAGACCACGATCCACTGTGCCGAGGCTCTGCACAATCTGCGACTGAATGCAGGCGGCAAGCTGCGGGGACGAACCGCTGTTGTTGGCATA